CGGCATCAAGGGCGCAACGGTCGAGCTGCAGGATGTGGCGGCAAACCTGTGGTCTGTCCGCATTGTTGGCGCGGCCACCGGTACAGAAGCAACGCCGTTCTCGGCCACCGTTTCGTAAGGTGATCCATGGGTAAGCTGAATAGCAAAATCCAGAACAAGGGGGCAGCTAAGGCTGCTCCCAAACCCGCCACCAAGCCGAAGAAGGCCGCTGCCAAGGAGGAGTAATCCATGGCCTATGATATTCAGGCGGCCACGGTCACTGAAGCAGGCGTCGCTGTAAACAAGCGCGCTCGCGTGAAGGGTCTTTCGTACGTCACCGCCGGAACTGCAGGCAGTGTAGTTCTCAAGGATGGTGGGTCTGGGGGCACGACCGTCCTCACACTTAACACTCCTGCAACTACGGATATTTACGACCTGATGGTTCCCGACAACGGGATTCTGTGTGCGACCAACGTGCACGTGACGGTCACAAATGTCAGTTCAGTAACTGTTTTGTACGAGGGTTGATCGTGGACTTGGTGTTGTGGAATGCGGTCCTGACCGGTGCTTTGGCACTGGTCGGGTGGTTTGGCAAAACCATGTGGACGGAAGTTCAGCGGCTTAACATCCTGCTGAATCGAACCCGCGAGGAAGTTGCTCGGGACTACGTGACCAAACAAGAGGTCCACGCTGACATCAACCGCGTTGTCACCAGCATAAAGGCGCTGGATGAAAAGCTCGATCGGCTGATTGATCGGCTTATTAAGTGAGGTAGGCCATGGCTAAGTCACCTGCATGGACGCGCAAGGAAGGCAAGAACCCCAAAGGCGGGTTGAATGCCAAAGGCCGTGCGTCGGCCAAGAAGCAGGGGATGAACCTTAAGCCTCCTGCACCAAAACCCAAGACCGAGAAAGACGCCGCGCGTCGCAAGAGCTTCTGTGCCCGGATGTCGGGTATGAAGAAGAAGCTGACCAGCGAGAAAACGAAACGCGACCCAAACAGTCGAATCAACAAAAGCCTTCGGGCTTGGAACTGCTGACATGGCTATTTCACGCGCCCAGATGGGCTCTCAACTGACGGGGAATAAGATGAAAAAGAAACCGGTAAGGCGTAAGGCCCTTGGCGGCCTGGCCGCAATCAAAGAGGGCGGCATCGCCAACATAAGCCCGGCGGCTGCGCTGGTGAAAAGCCTAGAGAGCGGCAAGCCAGAAGGTATGTTGCGTTTGTCCCCGCTGGCGCAAGTTCTTAGCCGGGGTAGTCGCAGCGGCGGTGCCGCTCCTATGCCTGAAGAAGCACAGGCTACGCCTGCCTCTGGTATGGCCCCTATGGCGCGCCCTGAACTCCAGACGCGTGGGATGAAAAAGGGTGGCAAGGTTCGCGGTGACGGCGTCTGTCAGCGGGGCAGAACCAAAGGAACCATGCGCTAATGCCAATCCGCAAAGTACCCGGAGGCTACAAGTGGGGTAGCAGCGGCAAGGTCTACAAGACCCGTGCTGGCGCTGAGCGTCAGGCTGCCGCCGCCTACGCTTCTGGGTACAAGGGCACGGACAAGAAAGCCGCCGGGGGTCAGACCAAAAGCCGAGTAAACGAGGCTGGCAACTACACGAAGCCCGGCATGCGCAAGCGTATGTTTGAGGATATCAAGGCTGGCGGCAAAGGCGGTAAGCCGGGACAGTGGTCCGCTCGCAAGGCGCAGATGCTGGCCAAGCGATACAAGGGTTCGGGAGGTGGCTACCGTGACTAAGAAACTAACCGCAGCGCAGAAGTACGCCCAGCTCAAGGCTCAGACCGAGCGTGCCGGTATGAAGGTCGAAGAGGTGGACGGCAAGATCGTCGTGCGCCGCAAGCCAAAGGCCAAAAAATGAAAGCCCCGCAGAAGAGCCTGAAGAAGTGGACCAAGGAGGAGTGGGGTACCAAGTCCGGTAAGCCCTCGACTCAGGGCGCCAAAGCGACAGGCGAGCGGTATCTGCCGAAAAAGGCGCGCGAAGCACTAACCCCTGCCGAATACGCGGCCACAACCCGTGCCAAGCGTGAGGGTACTCGCAAAGGCAAGCAGTTTGTGGCACAACCGAAGAAGATCGCCAAGAAAACGGCGAGACACCGGAAAGGGTAGCGTATGGCTAGGCCTCCTTCAACTCGACCCACTCCGCGGCCCAGCGCTGCTCCAGCAGCGTCTCCGCGCCCCCAAGCACGCCCGGCAAATTTTGACCAGATTGTCGCCTCGCAAAGCGGTGGGGGTGAGGATAACAACATTGCGGCCGTGGCTTCGTCTCCCGTTGTGCAGCAGGGGCTGGCGTCTATTTTTGGGGGCGGTAACGCGCAGGGGTCCGGGGGCGGGTTCAATCCGTTTAACTTCGGTATTCTTGGTATAGCCCGGGGCCTGCTTAGCGCTTTAGGAGGTGACGGCAACGAGGGCCCATCGCGCATGCGTCCGCAGGAGCGACCATCGGTCATGCAGCGTGGCAACGAGCTGGTGGCGACGCGCGATATGCCAAGGTTTGGTTTTTCAGCGGGGGACACAGCCGCAAACCCGGAGTTTAGCCCATTTAGCTTTCGTGGGTTTACTAGCAATGATCCCGGTAACGTGATGCGCAACATCATGGGCGCAGAACGCAATATGGCCGCCATGCCAATGGATTCTGGCGAAGATGGTACGCAACCCACTGCACCGGTTGTTCCTGCGCCTACACCGGCGGAACCGTCTACCGCCATGCCCGGAGCTAAACCCGCTTGGTGGCCTGCGTACCTACCTTGGCCACCTGCTCCGAGCGCGCCCTATACACCGACCCCTATGCAAGCTACGGTTCCGTATCAACGCTCGTATTCTAGCGTTCAAGATGCTATTTCTGGGGCGACAAACCCTCTGATGCTGGGCATCGGCGGTATGGTTCGGAGACGATAATATGGCTGTTGTGACCCCTGATCTTGCAGACTTGTTCGAGGAAGCGTTTGAGCGCGCTGGCCTCGAAATGCGTACGGGTTACGACCTAAAGACCATCCGGCGCAGCCTGAACCTGCTGACCCTTGAATGGCAGAATCGTGGCCTGAACCTCTTTACGATCGAGTCAGGTACGCAGGCGCTGACCGCAGGCACTGCGACATATACCATGCCGACAGATACGATTGATCTGATCGAGCACCAGCTGCGTACTGGAACAGGGACGAACCAGATCGACACGGCGCTACAGCGCATCAGTGTCTCGACCTACGCACAGCAGACCAACAAGAACACGCAGGGTCGGCCGACACAGATTTATGTTGATCGGGGGATCAACAACGTGACTGTCACGATCTGGCCGGTGCCTGACACGACTTCGCCCTATACGCTGGCCTACTATCGTCTCAAGGGTATCAGTGGCTTGTCTTCCGGCATTAGTGGATCAGCGGCCATTCCGCCACGCTTTGTACCTGCGCTGGTGGCTGGGTTGGCGTTTCAGATTTCCATGAAAAAGCCCGAGGCCGCGGTACGGGCCCAAGCCCTGCAGGCCGAGTATGAGCGTCAGTTCGCTCTGGCCGCCTCTGAAGACCAAGAGACGGCGTCGTCTCACTTCACCCCGTGGAGATCGTATCCGTGAGCTATACCTCCGGCAAATATGCCTTCGGGTACTGCGACAAGACCGGGTTTCGCTACCCGCTCAAAGATCTTGTGTGGGAGTATAAGGACGGGCAGCGCACCGGCATGCGCGTCGGAAAAGACGTTGTTGACCCGGATCATCCGCAGAACTTCCTTGGCCGCGTGCGTGTGGTTGACCCACAATCGCTGCTGAACCCCCGACCCGATACATCCCTTGAGGAGAGCCGTGCATTCTTCGGCTGGAATCCTGTTGGGAATCAGCTTGTATATATGATAGGTTCAGTAGGAACCGTTGCCGTCAGCACAGGAGACTGATATGCCCGGAATGAAGAAATCACCCCGCCCCACACCAAACCCGCGTCGGTCTGATCCAGTATCGCGTGGCAACGCAGCTTCCCGCCGCCAACAAAGTAAACAGGATGATGTCCTGAAGAATGGCGGTCGCGGCATGAAGGCTGGCGGCAAGGTTAAGAAGATGCGCGCTGGCGGCGGCAGCATGAGCAGCCCAAGTCTAAGAAAACGCGTTACGGACGATTCTATCGCAAGAGAAAGAAATCTGGCGGATATGTACCGTGATCGCGGCGCAGTTGGCGACCGCGCGTTCGATAAAGAGTTTGACCGCGAGCTACGCGAATACGGGAAAGACCAAAGGCTCATTGAAACTTACGGCAGAGATGCGCCAAATGCTCGCTCCTTCAACACTCGTCGCGCAGCTGGCGCGCCGTCGGCAAAAAGAGCAGCTGGCGGCAAGGTCAAGAAGATGAAGGCAGGTGGCAAATGCCGTGGTATGGGCGCTGCCACTCGCGGCGGAAACTACAGCCGGGGCTGATAGATGAACTACGGTGAACTGAAGCAGGCCATAACGGACTACACGGACAACACGGAGACCACCTTCGTGAACAACCTTCCGTTGTTCATCCGGGCGGCCGAAGAGCGCATCCTGAAGGGCGTGCAGCTTCAGTTCTTCCGCAGAAACCAGAGCGCAAACGTGACCTCGGGCAACAAATACTTGGCTTGCCCCAATGACTTTCTGGCGCCCTATTCGTTGGGCTACACCGACGGTGACAACGACAAGACGTTTCTGCTGTTCAAGGACGTGAACTTCGTCCAAGAGGCGTATGTCGATCCTGCGGTCACGGGCGCACCGAAATACTACGCGCAGTTTGACATCGACAACTTTATCATTGGCCCCACGCCAGACGACAACTATGCGATTGAACTGCACTATTTTTATCGCCCAGTCAGCCTGACCGCAGGCGCAGATTCAGGATCGACATGGCTCAGCAGCAACGCGGAACTGTCGATGCTCTATGGCGCGCTGGTTGAGGCTTACATCTACATGAAGGGTGAACCCGACCTCATGGCGTCCTACAGTCAGCGGTTTGACCAGAGCTTGCTGGGCCTTAAAAACTTTGGCGAATCCAAAGAGGTCACGCAGGACTACCGCGCGGGCCAGATCATCCGGGGTAAACAGTGATGTTTCAGGTCAGCCTCAACTTGCCAGAAACGCCAGTCGTCACGGTGCACACCACTGAGAACCGTGGGTTCACGCCGGAAGAAGTGGCCGCGCGCT